GACATTGTCATAGAAGTGTCTGACCATGTTAAAGATTGCGTTGGTAGATTCTGCAAGGTGCGACAGCACAAACGCGTTAGCGTTTCGATTTTGCGTGACTTTCCAGAAGTTTCTGCCCTGAGTGTATGTAGATATTCCGGTTTGGCGGGCTTTCAGGACCAATGCGCGGATGTTTCCTTGATCTTTTAGCTGCTGCTCGAGCATTTTATGCACGTATATTTGCGCTGCATTCAACACAAATGGGCGGGTTTCAGCCTCTTTTGTTACAATTTTCAGCATGTTCTTGGCGTATAGAGGGAAATTACCCTTTAATTTTCGTGCTACTTCTTCAATTTCCACTGCTGTTCACCATAGCTCGGCACCACCACAGGAAATCATGGTCGTCCAAAGTGCTTCTCATTAAATTTATGCGGGCACAAACAAGCCTCAGATTGCCCTCGACATAGCCTTGCGTTATATCGATTCTGTCCACACTGACAGAAAGATCAGACTGATCTGTTGTTATGTGCATAGGGAGGTTGGAAATGGCGCAAATACCTCGTTGCTGCTCATATAAGCCAATTAAGTACTCAAGTGATACTGGAGTACCTTCGTATTCTTTTTGCCTGTGACGCTGCTTTAGGGACGTTAATCGCATCTGTAAAAATCCTTCCAGACTCCCACTAGCCCTCACCCTGCTCTTCAAATGCTTGCAGGTATGACAGACGGTCCTTTGCCCATTAAAATTCTTTAAGGGTTTTTCATCGCCGCATACTGAGCATTTTTTACTATCAGGCGCCACTCTACATCCCTCGTAATCTCCTCAAATCTAGCCACCGCTTTGCGGCTATTGCTTACAGCGATACGGTCCCCCATTAGCCCCGTGCCCAAACCAATACATCCCTGCACATCTTTAGGGAAGTTGGCTGCATGTATAAGTATGTAGGTTCTGTCCTGCACCTCTTGCACATGCCAAGTCTCACCAAACCTTGGAGAGTCACGCCACCCCATGTCGTAGCTCCCTAAAGGGATACAAGACACGTTGGGTGCGTTATCAAGCCAAGGGCGCTCGATGGAGTAGAAGGTCTCTCCGGCAAGCTCAATCACGCCCAGAGTTCCTTCGGGGTGATAACAAAATCTTTTAAGCTCAACCTCAATCATTATGGTTCGCGCCTCGCTTTTGAGCCCTAACAACTCGTCTATCGTCCCGTTTTGCCTTCTTGGATTTGTCTCCAAAAATTCTGTCGAAGCCTTCATTAAACTTAGTAGTGTTTTCAGGACGACGGTTATCGCCCTTGCCATATAGTGTTTCACGCGAATTTTTCATTTCCTGTGCCTTGCTGTCTTCTTTGCTATCTTCTTTGGCTGGGCGCTGTGCTGCTTACCCGCCTTTGTGTCGGCGCGTTTTTTCTTGCTGGTCGCCGCGTATTCCTTCTTACTCAAAGCCTCGCGGGCAGCCTTGGGCAAATATCTTTCGCCGGTCGCCTTCTTTCCCTGAGTAGAGTTCTTGCCGCTCTTGGTGCCCCACTTCTCGCCGGTCCACTTCTTTAGGCTCTTTTGCGATTTTTTTAACGGCATCAGTCTCTATAGCCTCCACCCGCTGCTTTGTATTCCTTGGCTAGCATCTGCGCTTTACGCGCACTCCACTGCCCCGCTGAACCACCCTTACTGCCAGCCTTGATCTTGTTAAACAGACGCTTACGCATCGCTGGCTTGGTGTAATTGCCCGCTTTGTTAACGGTAGATTTTTTCTTGGCTGGCATAAGGCGGCTCCGATCTACTTATTAGACACAGGCATCGTGGTCATGAACCGCAGAACCACAATTCCAGCGGCTATACCGCAGCCCAACACAGCCTGAATCGCCGGATTGGTAGGCAGAAACCCGACAAAGCCCTGCAATACAGACAGGACGGCGATAGCTACACCGTACTGGACGGTCTTTGACTTAAATGCTTGCTTCAGTTGTGCAGGTATCATGGCTATTTCCTCGCCTTTGGCTTGGCTTTGGTCTTTGACTTCATTTTGACGCCTGCCGTCTTAGCCGCTTTCTTTGCTTTGGCGATACCCGCAGGGGTGTATGCGTACTTCTTACCGTTTACGTTTGGCATAACTAGCTTCCTTTTTTCCACTTGGTTGATGATGACTTGGTTTTGGAGGGCGACCATTTAGTTTTTGCCGCCCAGTAGGCTGCACTCATCTTGCCCTTGCTTATATTCTTGGCATGACGGCTTTCAAATGCCTTTCGCTGACCCACGGTCTGGTTCGTTTTAACGCCTTGCTGCCCAAATCTGATGGTTTTAACTTTGTCGCCCTCTTTGGCTACGACTACATGGCTCTTGGTTGGGTGGCTAGGGGTACGTTTGGGTTTGTTGTACCCGCTGACGCCCGCACTTTTCAGTCTTGAATCTTTGCTCTCAGCCATCTCGCAATATTCCTGTATATATTTGAATGTATATTTGAATGGGTACTCTCATAAGGACCGCCCCCCCTAATCGACGAGGTGCAGATGCACTTCAGTGTCCCCAGAAGCCTCTATAAGCGTGTATACCGCGTCTTCTAACTGGGCGGATAAGTAGTACAGCTGGTCCCCGAATCGCAGGGAGGTGACGATTGGGACGATATAAGCCTCAAAGGTGAACTCATCCATTTCCAATTAGTTACATGCCGTAACACGATGCATTAATAGTTGCTTCATTTTTTGCCTCGGTACTCTCATAAGACCCGTCGGGGGTCAAAATACGGTGCTGGTTACTGATATCACCCCCATGGAACCACACCTCAGATCGGCGCCAGCAGCCAGAAACTACCCCACCCCACCACCTACCTTTTATGGCGGATTTGACCCTGCCAGACCTTCGATATGGGTCAATTGCTCCATGAGCACTTGGTCAGGCTAGTGTAAGTCGCTGATCTCGCTGCCTTTATCGTCCAGCAATTCCTCAATGTCCCCCTCCTCAAGGTCTAGGTCAGCCAAGAAAGCGCCAGAAAACTGCACGATCTCCTGCTTCTCTGGAGCAATCCAGCCCTCAGCTTTGAACAGCTGCTCGATGGCTCGTAAGCGGTCAGAATCCTTCTCTGCCGCCGTTCCGAGAACCTCTAGCCGACTCACCCACTTAGCCCTTCTATCCTCTGTATCCTTAGCCATATCGTCTCTAATCGCCTCTATTGATGCCTTTACACTAATATTTCCCAACAACCTGAAAGCCTGATGGTTTGGATGTGCATACCCGGCAGCCTCAGCCGCTCTGGTTGCATTGCCTGATGTCACGTAATAGTCCACAAACTTCTGCTGCCGCATGTTCAATGGTTTGACTGTTTCGGTTGTCTTGCTCTCTACATACATTTGATACATCCCCTTATAGGAGAAGTCGTAATTGGGGTGGGGTTTGATTTTTCCCCGCCTATAAAAAATTAGCCAATACGGTGATGGCTGCGGCGAATACGATCCAAGCCGCACGCTCTGCAACCATTCCCTTACCTGCCGCCTTAGCTATGGTCTGCTCGGTGTCCCTGATGTTGCCCTCAAGTAAATCCAGCCTGATCTCATGGCGATCCAGTCGCTTGTGACTGCTCACCAGCCGCTCATCTATCCGCGCCAGAATGGCGACAGTGTCGGACAGCTGGTCTATCTTCTGCTCAATTCGATCAAATCTTTTTTCAATATCCAATTGCATACCGCCGCGCCGCTATCTGAGAGGGTTCAACCTCATTTATGGGTGCTTAAATTATACCTCAATATGCAATTAAATGAATTATTTTCGTCTAGAGGTGTTGACAACCAATTTCCTAGAGATTACAGTGGCGTCTCTTCTGGTAAATAACCAGTCGGATACGGGGTCTCCGTGATTGACCCGCCAGCCAGCAAAGGATTTCTGGTTGCCCTCCCCCAGCGGGTTCAAGGTCTGGGGTTATCGAGAGTGAAAGCCAGCGGCGAGTAGCAAGACGGTAAGAGGAAAGTGTCTGCATCTACCTGATGCACTGATGAGGGGCGAGGTAAGCCCGAAACACTGACAGCCTGAGGAGGCAACCCATGACTATTCAAGTCCTAGTAAAAAACCAATACGGGAACCAAGTGATCTACCCAGCCTGCGAGGTTGGCGAGACCTTTGCCATGATCGCCGGAACCAAGACCCTGACCGATGAGACCCGAGCCCTGATGAAGCGGCTGGGCTACCAGTTCGAAGCCAAAGTGGAGGTGAAGCTATGAGCCGCTCCGAGAAGCTATTCATGTCCCGGCTGATAGGCAGCTTCCAGCACAGCAATGGCAACGACTTCGAGTATGAGCCGAACAGCCCTGCCGACAGCTGGCTACCAGTAGTCAACTACCCTCACCGAGTCTGGGTTCAGACCAGCCCAATCAATGACTCCGGCTGGCGATATGCCAACGTCAAAAAGACTGTCGCCTCCCTAGGGTTAGATGAGGATGAGTACGGACAGCCAGTGATCGAGAAGTGGGCGATCAAGAATCACCGCAACTTCCACTGAGTAAGCACATCGAATCCATTGGCTGCAGTGGCTTTTATTGTATTTATTCCAACCAGCCTGAGGAGGCTTACCATGCAAGCAATCAACCCGAAGTACACCAAGAAAATCCAGCGGCTATACAAGCTAGATCGCCAGTACAGCGACCTAATCGATGCTCACCAGCGAGTCTGGGATGTTGAGGATGAGGACAGCAACTATGGATACCGACTGCGAGGTAAGCAGGAAGCCGCTGAGTCCAAGCTGTTCGACCGTATGGACGCAATAGCTGAGGAGCTGCCCAAGCGGGAGTGCCTGAACTTTGACGTTCAGTACAAGCAAATCCACGGGTATACCAGCACAGCGGTTGTCTATCACGTATAGCAGTGTCCGGCACTGGGGTGAGGGGATTTATTCTCCCGCCCCAGAAAATTTTAGTAGATACCACAAAGCCACCTACGGGTGGTTTTTTAGTACCAACTAACAAACCCAGCCTGAGGAGGCAAACCATGACTATCCAATTTGACACTATGGAGGACGGAGCATGAGCAGTTTTGATTGCGAAGCCTGCCAAAAGCCCCATGGTAACGAATGGTCGCTAACGTGCGGTGATTGCGACCAAGAACGGGAAAGCGGCGATTTAATGCTAGAGGAGGATTAGGGTTTAGGCGAAAACAAATCAATCCATTCTTATTTTAGTAGATACCACAAAGCCACCTACGGGTGGTTTTTTAGTACCTATTAACCAAGCCTGAGGAGGCACAGCATGAAAAAAGATATTAAAGAAATCATTACTACCGAAATCATCACCATGATTGAGAACGCGCAGGCATCCGGTGCAGATTGGACAATGCCCTTTAAGTCACTTGGCGGCAAGCCCACCAATGCCAATACGGGCAAAGCCTATACCCGACTAAATGCGCTATGGCTTGGACTGCAAGGCTACCGCACTGTGGCTACTTACAGGCAGTGGGAGGCTATCGGTTACCAAGTACAGAAAGGCTCAACCGGTGTGGCAATCAGCGCACCAATGACCGTGAAAGATAAACAGACCGGCGACTCCAAGATGATTGGATTCCGCGCCGCCAAGGTGTTCCCTGCCAGCATGGTGCTACACGCTGAGACTGGCGAGCCTTGGGCAGAGCCTGAGACTGAAGCGGTAGACCTCACTGAGCGTCTAGAGCTGGCTGACCAGTATGTCAGCAACCTTGGCTTCGATATTCGCCACTCTGGTGAGGGCAGGGCTTATTACCAGCCTGCGGGTGACTTTATCCATATGCCAGAGCGAGCGGCATTTAGCGCCACCAAGACCTCGACAGCGACTGAGAACTACTACTCCACGCTGCTGCACGAGTCGGCTCACTGTACCGGTCACAAATCGCGCCTTGATCGTTTAGACCTTAAGAATAAAAAGGGCTACGCCTTTGAGGAGCTGGTGGCAGAGCTGTCAGCGGCATTTCTATGCAACCAGCTGGAGGTTTCCAGCGCCCCCCGTGATGACCATGCACAGTATCTAGCCTCATGGCTTGATGCTCTGAATGGTGACAATGACTACATATTCAAGGCGGCTAGCGAAGCGCAGAAAGTGGTTGACTGGATGGACGCAATGCAAGTTGCCCTTCCCTTAGAGGAGGCGGCATAGGGGTGAGGGGATTTATTTTCCCCGCCCAAATTTTTCTAGTTGATAAGTGCTGGATGGTAACCAGCCGAAACACTGCTCCGGCAGTGTCCTAGATAACCAAGCCTGAGGAGGCATCCCATGAAAGATATTATCCATAACACTGTAGCGGTAGAGGCTGGCATTAGAGGCTCTGGGGAATTCTGCTTGTACTGGCAGGATGAAGACGGCAACAACTCAGAGTTTATATGCGTTGTTCACGGCTTCGAGAACGCCGTCAGAGTAGCCAACGGCATAGCCCACGAGCAGGTCGAGTTCGTTAAGCACCCCTGCTTCGACCCAGACGAGGTGGCAGCATGAGAAGCGAATTATCACCAAGCCAACTAACAGCACTGCAAGAGCTAGCAAATGATGGCTGGGCAGTAGTTGTATGGACGCCTGAAGAGCTGGGCAACGCATCGCCAATTGAGGTAGAGGATCGGTCAATCGAGCTCGGACATCAGATCATAGAGGAGTTTTCAGTATGATAGACCCTTGCAGCGAACTCAAAGCCAAGCTGGCTGACATAGAAGCCAGACTGAAGGCGATGCCTAATCCATTTAGCATCCTCCATAAGTTAGACCTTCTTGCCCGCCAGCCACACATAACTGAACACCAGCGTATGTCGCAGCGTGTAGCGCTTGAGATTAAGCAGGTTGAGCGCCTGCAATTACGGCGAGAGCGCCAAGACCTCAGAGATGAGATCGAAGACACCTACGCAGGATGGCAAGAATCTCAAGATGAGCGCTACCAGCTCCCCTACTAATCCAACTGATGAGACCAGCTAGTTACTGGTCGAAACAGCCTTCGGGCTGTCTTGGAAAACTACCTGCCGAGGAGGCAAAAATGACAACTGAAATAATCGACTGCACCCCCACTTGGGAAGCTACCGCGCATATGCTGCTGGCTATCCTACAATCCAACCCGTCCAGCGTTGAGGCTCGAGAAGAGCTGCTCCGCATGGGCAAGATCATTGGCCAGCAGATGGTCAGAATCTCGGAGCTAAGGGAGGCGCATAGTGTCTAGTGACTTTGAAAAGCTGCGGAAGCAGATGATCCTTTTTATCCTCAAGCAGCGCAACCGCCAGAGAATAGCCAGCCTGTCTGGCTTGCATATCAACACGGTCAGTGACGTGGTCAACGGCAACCGCAACGCCAGATTCTCTACCTTGGTTGCTCTCGAGACTGCCTGCAACCACATCAAAGCCAACCAAAGTTCATTTCCAACTGACGAGACCGATTAGTTATCGGTCGAAACCCAGCGTCCACCTGACGATAAACAGCTGTGCGGGAAAGCCACCTAGAATCTACACGGGTGCCCCACAGCTACTGGGTCTTGGAAAACTAACGACCGAGGAGGTCACTATGGAATTTAATCCAAAACTCCCTGAGTACTGCAATATGGCTGATCGGGTTGCGGTTCAAATCCTGATTGATGAGCTGCTGTCGAGAAACTGTAGCGTCAGCGTCAACGATGGCGAAGAGACCTGCCTGTACTTGTCAGACGATTACGTGGAAATACTGGAGCACCTGACCAGCACCGGAGAGGACTTTGTCGAGGCGTCAGCGCCTGACGGTCTGCCCCTTGGGTGGTTCTATCTAATCTATGACAACGGCAGCGAGGGCAGCCCCATGGTGGTGATCAGCGACCATCTGGACACCAAGTTTTGCGGCAGCGTTTATCAGGCTGTCGAACGCAGACTGGAGGTGGCGTGATGAATATGCATATGCTTTATGACAGATTTTGCCTGTCCTATAACCTTACCAACAGCGAGTGGTGGGTGCAGGATAGGTTTGAACATCTGGGCGCATACCCGCGATATTCAGATGCCCTAGCCGCTATAGATAAGCAAATGGAGGTGGCGTGATGAATAAATGGAAGTGTGGAAGCTGCCCGTTTTTTGGAGACTATGACGAGCTGCGTATCTCAAAAGAAATAGACCGCGAACCCTATGGCGACCAGATGGTTGACAGGGTCAGCGTTTACTACCACTGCCCTGACTGTGACAGCGACGAGGTTACAGAATACGCGGAGGTGAACTGGTGAAAAATTATCTTTTCGCGGCTCAACTCACCCTACTGTGCAGCTTTATAGCCATCGTTTCTTATCTGCACATTTACGCTGTACATAATTAGTAATTTTTGAACCCATTTGTGTACTTAGCAGTTTCCCCCAACTTGTGCTGGGCTTCAGCACCGATTCGACGCTATGGACGGCGTCTCTTTTTTGTCAGTTTCTGCGACGCGATCTGCGGGTAGCGTGGCATGAACTAACCAAAGAGAGGAAGACCTATGTTCTTATTTGAACAGAAACTAAAACAAGCTGGCATTGCTGACACCAGAACCGAGCACATAGCCAAAGCCCTAAGCGATCTGCACTCAGCCATATCATCCTGCGATATAAGTACCCGCAGAGTGTTTGCCGACATCCACCCATACGCCATTCGCGCAGCAGTCGAGTACGCCAAGGTCGAAGACCTGAACACCGATCTCTGGGGCGTAACCCACAACCATGAGTGGCTGGCTGACTACATGGAGTACGAAACTGAATGCCGCATCAGACCCCTGACTGACAATGTCGTTGATATGGGAGATTTCCGATGATTTATTTAGAATGGGCAATCGCAATAATCGCTCTTACAATATTTGCCGCAGCATTTGGCGGCGCCATGCTCCACGTAAAAGATAGACAGGAATACTATGAAAAGCGAAGAAAACAGAATGGAAGCAAACGAAGAGCTGACTAGGCTGATGAAAGAGCATGACCTCAGCGTTCAGCAAATAGCCGACGTGCTTCAGGTCAAGTATGACGGGGTGATTAACTGGCTGAGAACTGGCAGCCGTAAACAGCCGATGCCTAAGGTTGCCCTGCTAGCACTGCGTTTGAGTATCGAATTAAAACGGATTTAGGATTAAGAAAGACCCACTTTGGATGCCGGTCTGTAGTACCAGTAAAGCAGACCGGCTCCATTCCCTTCAGTCAGGATGCATTCCAGTATCCCCTGCCTGCTAAACCAATACTCCCCATTGCCTGTAACAATCACCCAGTAGTCTGCAATAGAAACACTAAATGCCGAAGGCTTGTTGTGGTAGTACTCAATCACAATGTTGCCGGTCTTCTGGCTCATCGGGTCGTATTTAACCTCAACAGTTTTACCCAGCTCAGGAATCTCTATGTCCCACTGAGGGTGCAGCCCCTCTGCTCGCTTGGCGTTTGGGAAGATGGTACGCAGCCGTTGAAGTAGATCATCCTCAACAGCCACGCCTCGCCTTAGATCATCTTGAAATCCCATTGCGCTCCTTCTGCCACAACGTCTTAACGCCATGCTCTACCAGCTGCCTAGTGTGGCTGGGTGTTGCGTCATGCGGAATGCTTTCTATCGCCGCCTTTCTCTCCTCCCTGCTGGGCAGGTCAAGGATGTTACTTGGCAGGTAGTAGACCAGTGTTGCCTTTGCAAGATCATGAAACTCTGGGGTTAGGTTATCCTCTATGTATTGGAGGCATTGGGGGTAGTAGGTTTTTTTCGCCGCTAATTTAATTTCGGCGTTGAACTGTGCTGGCTTCATCGGGAACCTCTAATAACTCTCGCATCAGCAAGATGCCTGTCTCCCAATCGACCGTGATTGTCTCGACAGTTTTAAATGAGTATTCCTTGAATGTCCGTAACGGAAATACCATGCGTATG